GTCTATCGGCTAAGGCGGTAGACTTTTGAACACTCCCCCGGTGGCTATATGGGGCGCGACTAAGCGAGTTAGTGTCAAGATGGCGGTTAGCTGACAAAATGGCTTAAAACGCAAGGAAAGGCCATTTGACGCGATTTGCGGTGTTTGCTCGCTGGCGTTTGCTGGAGTCACATCCCGGCGCGAGTCTTACGGCCGTGACATGACGCGCAGAGCGGTTGCCAGTTGGTGGCGTCCCAAAAGAGCGCCTGATTGCCCCGGTGTGGCTGGATATGGTCGGTGTGTTGCGCGAGGCGCCCGCAGTGAGGCGCTACGCAAACAGGATTTGACGCAAGGAAGGCGCGTGAGGCGGTTGCCCAGCGCGCGCCATAGCCGCGACGGGCAGCGGACGGGCGGTGATCTTGCGTGCGTTGCCAACGCGGAGTCGGAGCGCGGGCGCGGGCGGTCTGGCAGGCTGGGCAATAGGGCGACGATGCTCCGGCGGTTGTCAGGGCGACGCATCCGGCGGCGGCGCACACGCAGGGCGCGGACTTTGGCATCTCAGGTGCCCTCGCTGCCGACGGCCACCAAGAAGCGTGCGCTGGAGCAACCCGAGTCGGCGCAAAGCTGCACGTTCAGATAAAGTTCCTCGTATCCGTTAGGCACGGAGGGAATCGTGATAACGGCGTTGTTGTCGCCATAGATTATGTCCAGCTTCTCGCCCAGCTGAATCTTGAGGTTGGCAAACTGGTTGGCTAAGGTGACAAGCGCGTTGAGCGTTTCGCCACTGACGATGTAGCTCCTGCTAGCATCTACTTGAGGAAGGATGGCACTCATTGCGGGTTATAATGGTTATTGCGCCATGACGTAAAGCGTCTTGCGGCAAAGGATGTTGCCTAGGTACTGCGCCACGGAAGACTGGGCAACAATGAATTGATTGTTGGAAATGAGGCTGAGGTAGTTTACGACGGTTGGCACCGTGCCTGTGGAGAGCGTCGTCACGACGTTCCCGGTTGTGGATGCGAATGGGTAAAAGGCCGCGTTTGGCACGATGTCGGAAGCTGACGAAATGCCGGACGAAACACCGGGCAGGAAGTACTCGGATGTCTCATAGGCGCTGCTTGGAAGGGTAAGCTGGCCGGTGCCGCGCACGAAAAGCGCGACGGAATACATGGAATTGGTTCCGCCTGTTTGCGCGAGGAAGCGAAACGTGACGGTGAAGGTGTTTGTCGTGACGGCGGTGATAGTGGTGACAACAGACGAGTAAAACGGGATGGTGGACGCGCCGACGGTCACGGTTGAAAGCGTGACGATGCGCACCTTGTTCCCGACGCTATACCCGTGAGACGTGAGCGTGATGACAAATGGGCCATTTGGCACGGAGCCGGTGAAGCTGGACGGCGTTTGAGTAGTCGTGCTGCCTGCCGTGAGGCCGGGGAACGTATAGGCGTAGCTGCCGATTTGCTCCGTGCGATTGGCGGGGATTGTGGCGTAGGTGCGCTTGAACCAGACGGCGTCCCCCTCCTCGCGGGTAACGTCGTTTGCGACAATATAGGCGGTTGAGTACTCGGTATCTGCCGTGTTCAGGGCGAGCGGCGTGTAGCTGCTCTTTTTAACGCAATAATTGCGCTCAATCGTGTAATGCGTCGTGTCGAGCGGGATTGGGTACGTGCGCTTGGCCTGCCCGAATTGCTCGACGGCGGTTGAAAAACGCGAAGGAAGGCTGAATAGGTCGTTAGCCATGATGATTAGGCGATGCCGAGCTTGTACGGCAAATCGTTAAGGGTGCCGACAAGGGTATTGATTCCCTCCAAAACCTTGCCCTGCTCCTGGAGGTTGCGCGCGGCCTGCTTCTCGGCTGGCATCTGGTAGCCGCCGACCTGCTGACTGCTGTATTTGCCGTTAAGCTGCTCTTGTCGGTGGAGTTCATCTAGGGCGTGTTTCTCGTCGGCTTTCTCGCGGTCGGTGGCGGCGCGCGTTCCGCCAAAGGTATTGTCAGGACGCTGGTCGCGGGAGTTGGCTTGGGCCTTGGCGCTGGCGTCTTTAGCCTGCCGCATCAGGTCATCGGCGAGCGGGCCATTGCCGGATGCCTCCGCCCGCTTCGCTTGGTCGGCGAGGTCTAGCGCCCGCCGGGCAAAACGGGCTTTCTCTGAGCCGCCGCCCAGACCGGCAATATCAGACAGGCTAAGTAGGGAAGTCCGCAGCTCTTCGACCGCCTTTTGTGCGGCGGTCAGCGCATCCCGCTCGCGCTCCTTGATGATTCTCGCGGTTTCTGCCGATAACTCACGGCGGAGCCTCTCTGTTTTCTCGATTCCCTTTTGGTTCTCATCATCACCACGATGAGCGCGGGCAAACTCGGAATCGGCGGCTTCTTTGTGCTGCTTTTTAAACTCCTCCAAATATTTCTTCTGATCTTCGTAAGCCTGCGCGTGAGCTGCCTTTGTTTCATCATCAGCTTGCTTGCGAAGATCTGACTGATAAGCATCAACCACCGCCTGCTTGTCGCGCTGATCCTCGCTCAATTTAGTCTGTTCAGTTTGTGCCTTGGTGATTTTATCACTCAGATCAAGAACAGTGGATCCGGTTTGGAACGGATTAAGCGGATTGTACTTCTTTTGCGCCTGCCTATTTTGCTCCTCAATCAGTCTGGTTATCTCCTTGGTTTTTTCATCGTATGCGCGGATTACCGATTCTTCCGCCTTTTTCGCAATCTCAAGCTGCTTGGGGAGTGAAAGGCGGGCGTTGCGGGCGGCAAACAATTTCTCAAGGGATTGAGTGGCGGCGTCGCTGGCCTCGGCAAGTTGCTTTGCCGCCTCTGCTGACTTCTTCAGTGGCTCAGTGATGAACTCCGAAATCTTTTCGACGGAGCCTATGCCGATGCCTTGGAGCACGCCCTTGAACACGTCACCCGCACCAAACTTGCGCTTCAGCACGCGGTTGAACTCCTTGGAGATTTCGTCGGCACCTCGGCCAGACTCTCTGCGTAATTCGGCATTGTTCGCACGAAACTTCTGCTGCATTTCGCGGAAACCGGACTCCAGCTTTGCGAGCTGAAGGCCGACCTGGACGTTAAGATCACCGACGTTAGGCATGGGTGACGTGTATCCGTAAAAACCTTACGCTGGCAAGGCTGAAGTTGCGGGCGGTTGCGGGAACGCGAGCGAGAGTAACCGCCATTGCTGCTCTACTGGAACGGGTTTGCGCTTTTTCTCTATGGGTAGGAACAAGCGGAAGTCGTTCACAGTCGCGCGCGCATTGAGGTTAGGCGCGGCCACAAAATATGTCAGGCGCGCCCAGCGCAAATCCTCGCGCTCCTGTTTTTTCCGCCATGCTGCCCATAGCGCGTCCCCTTCTACCGGGGTCAATGCCAGCCATTCCGACGCGCTTAATCCAAGCTCTACCCGCGCTTCTGAAACTTGCTCAATTTGCGTGGGCTTTTTTTTTCACCGTCGCCGCTTTCGCTTTTGGGATGCGCCGTCAGAAAAGCGTCAAGCAACGCGTCCATTGCCGCTGATACTTCTTGCGGGCCGATTGCCTCGGCAACATCCTCTGGAGTCGCGTAGGTTTTAAGGGTGTCCATTGCCCATATCCAGTTACACACGGCGGCAACGCGCTTCGTATCCTTGAAGATGTCGCCAAGCTCAGACTCCAGCCCGCGCGATTGCAGCCGGTACTGCGCGAGGAACGTGAAACGCAGCGCGAGCGTCTTGCACCCGACGATTGCTGGCGTCGTTGATACCATCGAGCCGGATGGCGTGGCGTTAATCACGGCTTAGGAGGTCGGCGCAACACCCGTCGGCATCAGCGTGACCTTGATCGTGGCCTCACCAGACAGCGGGCGAGCGCCTTGAACAACGCTCTCAATGATGGCGTTGTAATAAATCGGCGCAGTGATTCCGGCGAGCGTGAGCTTAAATTTCTTGGTGTTTCCGACTTGGGCAATCAGGTAGACCATGCCGGGGTCGGTGATGGCGCTGCTGGCGCTGTCCTCCAAGAAGTCTAGCACGAGCGGGCCGCTCCATTTCAAAATCCCGTCGGTGATTTTCTCCTCCGTGGCGGAGGCCGACCCGTGCGTCGTAACCGTGAGCACGTTGTTGACTGAGAGCGACGGAATCTCACTGCAATTCGTCAGCCCGTTAATCGTGACATAGGCCGCACTGCCAGACGTGTTATAGATTTGGGCGACGATGCCGAAGGTGGAGTGTGGTGTGAAGGCCATGGCGGGTGGTGGTTTGTATCCGTTTTTTGGTTACGAGATAGGTATGGTCTGGAATAGAATGTCAGTAGATGCAACGTAAAAATTAGGCCCACCATCGAACTGGTCTATATTTGATTGATGGATTGCAGAATAGATGCGAGTGTTCCCCTTGTCCTGACGCACTCCGTTGAATAGCGTATTGACCGCAGAGCGGAGTGATAGCGCGTTGTCCATCGTTAACGCCACGCAATCAAACTGGATGCGCGGATTGTCCATCGATGTTCCGCCTTGATGCGTTGTAACAAGGCCTCCGCCAACGCGGAGCGCGACGATATACGGAAGATCACGCGGGTCGGGACATTTCCCCCAATAAACGGAAGCGCGCAGCGCCTTGACGCTCGATAGCGCGGCGATGGCTGCGATGATGTCTCCCTCTTGCATGGGCCTAGTATTCTCAAAGCAAATACACTTTCAAGCTAATTACTTGACCCGGCTGCCGCCCTTGCGCGTCGCCCAAGCGTTGACCTCGCGCCCAAACACGTCCTTGAGCTTCGCAAAGACGGCGGCTTTCGTGGCTTCCCATGCTGGCCGCATAAACGGGTGAGCTGGGATTTCGTTGCTCTTTGTGTCCATGTTTAGTGTTTTTCGTTTGAGTTTGCCTGTTTTTTTATGGGCGACGCGATGGCCGTATTCGACTAAATGGGCATAGCGCGCAGGCTCGCGCCCATCCTTGCCGAAGCCCCATCGCGGACCAATGACCGCATAGACGCGCCATTTTTTCTTGCGCATGGCGACGCCCATTGACTGCTTCAAGCTGCCCGTTTCCGATGGAGCGGCAGCGCGCGCAGCTTCAACCATTGGCTGCGATGCCTCGAATACGGCAGAAAACGCGATTTCATTTTGCGCCTTGCGTGAGAATTGCTTAAATTGGTCAAGCAATCGGTCAACCTGAACATCGGGTATTTCTATCGAAATCACGGCAGCCTCGCCTTCGTTTGCACAGCGATAAACGTGCGCCGCCCCATCGTTTCCCCGATATCAAGGATGTCGTACTCTTGCTTTTCGCAGCGGAGCCGATGGCGCGTGGTCAAATCGGCCTTGTAGCGCATGGTGAAAAGCGCGTTTTTATCGGCATTTAGCGCGCCCGATGAGCGGTATTCACGCCCGCCACCGTCTATCCGTTGCGCCCAAACAACCGCAACCACAGTGAAGATCTCAGATGCACCTCCGCTCGATGCGGAGATCACAATAGTTGGCGCGAGGATTTCAACGCGACGGTCTAGCTTGCCTGGATTCATGGCGGAAGCGTTGTATTCGCCGCGCAAATACGCAAGCCCTAACGCTCAGATGCCGCTCGCTCTAGCTTCTCGCGGGCGCGGATTGAAGCCGCCATGACCTCGAACTTAGCGGCCATGAATGCAGCTTGCTGTTCCTCGGTAAGTGGCGGCTGTGGCATGAAATCAGCAACCTCCCAATTCCCGCCTCCGGACTTAATCACGTCGGATGTCTGCCAGATAGACCAGCAAACACGGGCCGTCCGTTCATCCTCACGTTTTTGGCGCGCTTTCCATGCGTTCACAACGGCAGCGGTTTGACCCGGCGTCATGCGGTTATACTGCTCCTGTGATACTCCTAGCTCTGCCAGAAACCATGCGGCGGTATCATCGGAATGAAGCGCGCCAGTAATCGCCTCGGTAACGGCGCCGATGTAATGCGCCTTGTTGTTTCCAACAGCCAAGGCGAGCGTTTCTGGTGCCGGGTAGTTGGCGTATTGCTCGGGCGTAAGCATCGCCCATACCCATGCCAGCAATGCGCTGAATCCCGTTTCGGGAGATGAAAAATCCGTATCTTCCATGCCACCATCTGGCAGGCTGGCAAGCCGAGCCGCAGCCGCGTTGGTGAGGCGTAACGCCAGCGGCATATTACGCGCCGCCGCCCGTCAATGGCGTCGATGCGAGTGCGGTGACAAGGCCGGTGCCGTCATTAGACGGAGCAAGCGCGGAGTTGACTAAATCGGCGGCAGCAGTGCTGGCTGCAATCGCGGCAATCAAGAGCGAGCCGGTGGTGGTGATTGCGCTGGAAGCATAACCGAGCGTCACGGTGATTGCCTGACCAGAGACGGCGACGGAAAGCGCGGTTGTGGTGCCGGGATTCACAAGCGTCAGTGTCGTTGAGTTTCCGTAGGTGCCATAACGACGGCTTGTCAGTGTGATGTCGTTGTTGGTGCCCGTCATCGAGGTCGTCAGGCTGGCACGGGTGCCAAACCCAACAAGGC